ATGGGTGCAACGCTAAACCGCCGGGACAGCGTAGGGCTTGAGTTTACTGGGGCTGTAGCTGAATTCTGGACCATTTTGCTCTACGTGTTTAAGGCGTGTTTTGGGGCGTTTTCAGGCGTTTTTAAAGGCTCGGTGGTACGATGTACCACCCAAAAACTGACGCGTACCACTTTCCATATGGCGACTATCAGGGCAAGAAAACTGGCAGATGGGAGCGTGAGCTACACGGCTCAGATCCGCATCAAGCGCGACGGAGTGCAAGTTTACCAAGAGAGCCAGACCTTCGCCCGAAAACAGGCTGCCCAGGCCTGGGCGCGTAAGCGCGAGTCGGAGCTCGATGAACCTGGCGCGATCGAGCGCGCAAGCCGCAAGGGCGCCACGCTCAAAGAGATGACCGAACGCTACCTGGTAGAGGTCGAGAAAGCCCGGCCGTTGGGTAAGACCAAGCGCGCGACACTCAATGCCATCGGTGAGACGTACCTCGGCGGGCTGACCGACACGGACATCAATACTCAGTGCTTGGTCGATTTCGCGCTTTGGCGGATGAGCAAAGAAGGTGGCGGGGTTCAGCCACAAACCGCCGGCAACGACCTGGCGCACCTCGGTGCTGTTCTGGCGATTGCCAAGGATGCGTGGGGCTACCAAGTGGACCCGCTCGCCATGGGCGGAGCCCGGCGTGTACTGCGCAAGCTGGGTTACAACCTGAAAAGCCGTGAGCGCGACCGCCGGCCGACTTTGGACGAGTTGGGAAGGGTGCTGACGCACTACCAAGACATGCAGGCGAGGCGCCCAACTGTCATCAATATGCTGAAAGTCGTGGGCTTTGCCCTGTTCTCTACGCGCCGGCTGGATGAAATAACCCGTATTCGCTGGGCCGACGTCGACGAGCATGGTCAGCGAGTGCTGGTGCGCGACATGAAGAACCCCGGGCAGAAGATCGGCAACGATGTCTGGTGTTACCTGCCGGACGAGGCTTGGCAGATTCTCCAGACGATGCCAAAGGCCGGCGACGACATATTCCCCTATAGCCCTGAATCTATCTCCACTTCCTGGACGAAAGCCTGCAAGTTCTTGAACATCGCCGATCTGCACTTCCATGACCTTCGCCACGAAGGCATCAGTCGTCTGTTCGAAATGAACTGGGATATCCCGCGTGTGGCGAGCGTTTCAGGGCATAGGGATTGGAACTCGATGAGGCGCTATACCCACCTGCGCGGGAAGGGTGATCGTTACGTGGGATGGGAATGGCACGAGAAGATGTTGAGGGCGCCCGTCCAACTGGGCGCCGCGTCAATGAAGTGGCTCAGTAGGCGGGTTTTAACCCGTTGAGTTGGTTGTGCTCTTTAACCGCGGCCGCGCGCTGTAGATCTAAGTAGGCGGCCAGGTCGGTGAGGTGGATGCCCTTGGCCGACTTCTGGCTCGGTTCCATGCGGGTAATGGGCAGTTTGATCTGACCACTCATCACCTTGCGCTGGAACACTTCCGGCGTTAGGTGCGTGAAGTAATCCCGGCACACCAGTTCCAGCGAGATAATCGCCTGGCCGTCGTATTGGGCCATCAGAATAAAGGCTGTGTTCATGGTGCATCCCTCGCACCGCAGTTCGGGCAGTCGTCGAATCGCTGACGCTCGCTGAGGAAGCGGCCGCAGCCGTCGCAGTTGGTGAGGTTGCTGTATTTCCTTGTACGCTGGACCTTGATCTTGGGCAACCGCAGGCCAGCAGCCCGGAGCGCCTGTTTGTGATCGAGCAGCGAGGCCCGAACGACGGGGCGCGAACGCTCAACAATGTAGCCGCATGGCCATAGCTCAAATTCCTTCGACCGATACCCGACAGCATCTGATGCCCCCGGGTGAATCGCCTGTTCCAGGTCAGCGGTTGGCCCTTTCCCGCCGAGCCAGACGAGGTCGTTCCCGTCCCATGTGCATGCGTAGGCCACATACACACGGCCGTCATCGTTACGGTGGGCCTCGGCTTCAGACCGGGTCAGGTACTGGCAGTCAACTCCGATTTCCGCCCGTGCCCGAACATACGCTGCGGGCCAGGGCAGGTCGGTGTCGCGGCTCTCGAACTGCTTCACCGCGCGCTCGATAGTGAATTGCTCGGCCTCGTCCAGGTTCGAGGTGTACCCGCCGCCGGACTTCCAGAACATGGCGCGGCTGCCGACGTTGTTGCGGCTGTCCTGTAAGTAGAAAAGGTCAGACATTGTGGGCCTCCTGTTCAAAGTTGAAATGACTGGCGGGTGAGCAGCGGCTGGATCTGCTGAGCAGCATCGATGTCGCCGGCTGGCTGGATGTCGCAAACGAAGTAGTTTCGCTTGCGGTTTTTTTCAGTGAGGTCGGCCGTGAGTTGTCGGGCAGTAATTCCGCACTGCTGATATGAGTCAGGCCCAATCCAGCGTTGAACCGGGATCACCTGACAATCCGTGCGGGCGGCACTGGTGCACAGGTACAGCAAAAGGAATACGTTCATAGGACCTCCTGCTGCGCGACGCTGTGTGCTTCCGGTTCACACGCCAGCAGCAGTCCTGCCATGTAGTCGATGGCCTGCATTGCGTCGTCGTTGTTTTCGCCGAACACCCTACGGGCTGTCGCTTCTGCGAGAGCTACGGCTGCCCGCCAGTCTGCGGGCGGCTGTTTGGTAGGTTCGTCAGCCTCCCAGCCAATGGCACGCCGGCGACGCATTAGATTAAGTGCGTCGGCGGCGCCCTGGGTGAGGTGCGCAGGCTGGCGACAATTACCGGCCGCCAGGTCATCGACGAACTCCTCCAGGGCATCCATGGCTGCCAGGCCGTGACCAAGGCTCCAGGCGACTACTTCACCGCCCTCGACTTCCTGCGGGATGGTTTGACCAGTGGATCGACAGATGACGATGGTGTCGTAGCGCGGTGTGGTAGCCTCTGCGGTGCCGCCTTGGGGTTGATTCACTTGCATGGTGCTTCTCCTTTGGGGTGGTCGGTGTCGAGGGGTTGCAGCCCCTCGGCACCACTCTTTCGGAACAATTCAGCCGGCGTTGCGAACCAGGAAAATTTCCAGGTCCTTCAATCCATCGTTCTCGTCGTGAGCTGTCTGCCACTTCAATACTTCGTCGATTTGCTGGCGGGTGCAGTCATCCACGAGCAATGTGCGTTCTCCGCGCTCAATCCTTACTTCCATGATCGAAAGCAGGCCCTCTTGGGCGTATGCATCCGCGTGGATGATGCTGGTGGGCTTTCCTTGCGTGTTTCGCTGCTCCTCGATCTGCCTTAGTTGGCGGGTCTTTCCCGTTGCCCTGGCGCCTTTGATGACCTTGATATGCATGGTGCTTCTCCTTTGGGGTTGCCCAGGCGTTGCAGCACCTGGGCGGTTGGGTTAACGGACGATGGCCAGAAGCACGTCCGGCGCGAGGTTGCCCAGGACGATCAGGACAGCCAGCGCCGCGGCGCTGCAGGTCAACGTGATCGCGTTGTCACTCAAGGTCGGTTCGTTGTCGTCTTGCATGGTGCTTCTCCTTTGGGGTGCCGATGCGTTGCAGCGCTTTGGCGGTGTGTCAGGGCTGGAAAATCCAGCACCGGACGGTTTTCGGTTTGTCGAACGCGTCCAGCAACCGGGCTGAGTTGACGCCCTTGTTCGACTCCAGAAACTTGGGTGACTTGCTCGTCTTCAGCAGGCGCTTCAGATCGCTGAGCGCAGGCACCTGCTGGCGTTTGTTGGCAGCCATCTCGACGAATTCATTGAGGTTCACGGCGATTAACCCGTCCTTGCGCGCATGGTTGAGCGCGCCTCTCTCATCCATGCCGTTGAGGAAGTCGTACAGGTCCCAGAATTCGCGCACGGTCGGGTGATCGGCATTGATAGCCTGCTGGCGCTCTAGGGCCATGCGGTTGACCTCGGCGTGTGCGAGGGCCTTCCGGTGTTCGCCAAGAGGCACCACGTCTGCCAGTGCATCAATCAGGCTGCGCAGTTGGGCATGGTTCTTGGCGATACGAACGGTACGGACGCCGGGCTGGGCCAGCAGCTCCTGCTCGTAGCCGGAGGTGTTTTCCTCCATCAGGCGCATGGTGTTGGCTTCGCGTTGCAGTGCCTTGACCAGGAAGCCGCTGATGTTTTCCATCGGCATGCGTTCCAGTTGTTCGGCGAACTGCTTGGTTTCCGGGGTGTGGTGCTCCCGGGTCAGGTGGACGTGGCAGAGTCGCTGCAAGATCGGCTCCGAGGCGTTCACCGGGTTGTTCTGCGCAATCAGCAGGGCGGCGCGAAAGGGCGGTTCGTGGGTGTCGTTGCCGTTGTTCTTGACGCCTGTAGAGCGAACGCTGCGGCCGTTGTAGGCGGTTTTCAGTTCGTCCCAGTCGAAGTGCTTCACCGGCTGGCCTTCCTTTTGCTCACGCTCCGACTCAATCAGCACCACCGGCAGGTTGCTGACCTGCGAGAAGTTGCGCGCACGGCTTGCGGCGGTCGCTTTGGAGGGGTCGAAGCCTTCGTAGTCGGTACGGCCGACCAGTTTCCACAACAGCTCCACCAGGGTGGTTTTACCCGAACCGGCTTCCCCCACCAGTTCCAGGAACATCAGTGACTTGTGGATCTGGCGGATCTGCTCGGCATGCAAGGCGCCCAGCCACCAGGCCAGCACTACCAGGCCCTGCACGCCAAAGCAGCGCCAGTAGATATCGAACCAACCTTCGTTGTAGGCGTTGAGGTCGGTGTTGATGTGCAGCACCGGCGACTGGCTCTGCGACTTGATGCTCAGTTTTCCGAGGTCGAAAAAGTCTTCCTTGTTGCGCATCTGGATCTTCCCGCCGAAGAAGGCGAGGTCGTTGAAAACGTAGGCTCCGTGTTCGCGGCTGTAGCCGATCCATTCGATGGTGTTCACGGTTTTCAGGCAATCGAGCTGGGGCGCGAGAATCCGTTTCAGCTGTTGGGCGCTGCCCTCGAACATTGCACCGTTGGAGACGTTGAGCAGGCGATTGGCGAACTCAGGCGCCGAGGTGAGCTGCTTGGCCGTGAAGGTGCTTTTGATGACGGCCCCTTGCGGGCGCTCTATGCGGAAGTAGTACCAGGCCTCATCGGTCAGGTCGTTGCGCATGTAGTACAGCGCTTGGAAGTTGCAGTTGGCGATGCTGGTCACTGAGCCTGACTGGCGCAGGGCCTTGTAGCGGCGCTGTTCATCACTGAGCAACTGGTCTTCATGACGCTCTGAGCTCTCCAGGTCGTTCATGGCGCGGTCGTAGCGCTCAAGGTCCAGCCGAAACCAATACAGGCGCTTGCGGAACGAAAAGTGGAATTCCTTGCGTTCGTCACGCAGGTAGATGAGAAAGCCCTTTTCTTCAGCTGAATCGGCAAGCAGCAGGTCGCCCTGGTGACGGGCCTCTTCCAGGTCTTGCTGGATGCGTTCGGCTCGTTCGTCCTCACCCTCGATAGATTTCCAGCGTAGGTGCAGGTCGTTCCAATCGACTTTTTTGCCATTGGGCTGGGGGATAACTGCTGCCTTGCAGGTGAAGCCCAGGTCGCGCGCATCCTTAGCCCAGCGGCGCATATTGGCCTTGGCGACTGGCTCGTTATCGAGCGCCCACACCAGGCGTGGCAGGGGTTTGTCAGCGTCGCGGCGCAGTTTGACCAATGCCTTGAGGGAATCGATAGGGCAGGGGGCGCTGGACATCATGGACACGGCCGAGACGTCGTTGTGTCCTAGGGCAATGGCGTCAAAGATCCCTTCGTTGACCCAGAGCTCGTCGACTTCCAGCAGATCCAGGCTTGGTGGGCACCACCAGACGCCTTTGTAACCTGGCTGGCCCTCGCCGGTGGGGCGGAAGCGCGCCTTCATCTTGCCGAATCGCTCGGGCCGATCGATCAGGCGCTCCCAGTAGCCGCCTTTTTCCAGGGGAAAACGCACCGTGGCACTGCCGATGTTGAGGCGACTGTCCCAGTAGTGCTCCTGGGTGAACCAACCGGCGATCAGCTCAAACTTAAAGCCCCGCGCAAACTCAAGATAGGCGCGCGCCGTGGCGAGCGGGTTGTCTGGCGTCGACGGAGCGGTCTTGCTCCAGTCGTTGAACAGATCGTCGTAGATGTCCTTTACGTGGACGCGGTGGTCGCACTTTTCTGGTCGTCCGCAAATCAACGTCCAGGGCGAGTCGTAGAAGGTGTACAGGGTCTTCTGGCCGCAACTTGGCGCAGGGCAAACACCCTTGCGCATGTAGTTGGTGCCGGGCATGTGCTTGAGCTGGTAATCCCGCTCAATGCGTTGGATGACTTCGGCTCGCAGCCTATGTTCCATTTCCATCGTGGCTTACTTCGCTTCGTCGAGACTATGTTTCAGGGCGCCAATCAGGCGTTTTTGCGCAGCCATGACCGGAAAGGCCACGAGCAGCGAACCGTGCCGGAGGCCTTCGGGGATCATGCGAAAGCGATCGTCATACCAGTGCTCGTTGAACTGGGCGCTGTAGTCAGCTCGGAGTGCTTGAAGCAGGGCTTCGGCCTGTTCGCGGGGCAGTTTTGCGGTGATGGCGATGTCGATTTCCATGGTTCACCTCAGATTTCGGGCAAAGCTCACCCAAACCCACGGGAAGCGGGGCAGGGCAGGGTGTTTTAAAAGGGTGTTATCGAGGGTGCGGCTTGTGCGCAGAGGCGCGCTGGGTGAGCAGAGTCTGTGGCAGAAGCCTTGCCGGAACTGGGTAGCGCAGATCGGCTCGGGTATCGATCAGATGCACGACCTTGCAACCAGGACTGGAGCCCCAGTCGATACCAATCCATTTGCGCTGCTGGATCACCTGCAGCTCGGTCCAGGCGTTGTGCACCAGCTGTTCAGCCATGAACACCGGCACTTCCAGGGCAGTCGTCAGGTGTCGGACGCAGTTGTCGTAGAGCCTGTCGGAATCCACCAAGTACTGCGCTTCATGTCGTTGCAGATAGGCAAATGCCGCACGCTGCATGCTGCTGCGGTAGTCATGGGGCAGGTGTTCGTGATTCATGGCGCACACTCCATTTCCATTTGGTCGAGCAGATCGGGTTGATCGTTGGCGGTCTTCATTGCCGCACGGCGTAAGGCGATGTCGGCGACCGGAAGGCGCACGGATGGGTTAGCCATGCCGCTGGGGCTCATCTCGTGGGTCATCTCGAATTCAGCGCGTACTGACCAGCCACAAGCCTCGTTGGTGCACTGCAGGTAGGCCACCCGCAGGAAAATGTGGGTGCCCTCGCTGGTGCGGATGCGCATGCGGCTGAGGCAGTGGGGGCAAACGAGCTTGTAAGTACTCACCCTGCAACCTCCTTGCTGTAGAGCTGGATGGTGGCTAGGACCTCCGCGTAGCGTGCTGACATGTAGTTGAGCAGGGCGCTGACAATGGCATCGGCTTCATGCCTTTCAATAATGCCGTCGTCGAGTGCCTTGGCTATCGCTTGATCCACCCGGCCGCGCTTAGCTGCAGCCTTGACTGACCGGTTGTACAACTCGACGTTGTCCAGATCCGTCGACGCGGTCAGCGGGACGAACATGCCGCCGTATTTGGCCGCGATGTAGTCGGGTAGAAAGGTCGTACCTGCGACTTGCTCAAGACGATGAATGTGATCGTCACTCAGGGGGCGGCTACCGGCGTTTTCATAGGCTTGGTTATCGAACTTCTTGAGCCGCATACCCAGATCAACGGCGGCGTACGGGCGGCCACCCGGGTAGCTGCAAATGACTGCGCTGACGACGTCTCTTCTGGTGCCTAGAACTGGGCGTTTCATCTTCTGGTTTCTCCTTGGAGTCATCGCCCCTACAGTGAACTTACAAAGCCGGAATGGAAGGTCGTCCGGCGTTTTCAGTGAGGATTCCGGGTAAAACCTCTTTTTCAATCACCCGGGATAAGTCCTGCAGGATCTGGAAGGTCAGGCGTCCGCGAGGCAGCGTTTTGTGTCCCGCCCAGCGCTGAACTACTTGCGTCACGGTTCGCACCTCGTAGCCATGGCTGATGGCGAACTGGCGGAAGTTGCTCCCTCGCTCGATCAGTCGTGCCTGGATCTGGCGCTTTTCCATGGCTTCGCTCATGGTTGGAGTGTTCCTAGTTGGTTAAGATGTACCTGTTTGTTCGCAGTATACGCACCCAGACGGGTGCGTCAACCGGATCATATGAAAAAATGAGTATAGCTACGCGCCTGCGCAATGTTCTCGACGAGAAAGGACTCTCCATAAAGGAGGCCTCTAAGGTCGTTGGCATCCCTTATAGGACGCTCCAAAACTACCTTTTGGACGAGCGCGAGCCCAACGCAAAGGCTATGACAGCGTTGCGCACTCATTTGGGTATAAGTCTTGATTGGCTGCTTACAGGGGAGGGGTCTATGTTCCCGGGGCAGGGTGGTGAGGTAGCTGGCGTTCAAACTACGAACATGCAGGAGGAGGCCATTCTTGAGCTGTTTCGTTCGCTTGGAGAGGCCGGAAAAAGAGAGATACAAAGCGCTGCTGAGGAAAAGAAACGTTTAATGGATGTCGAGCAGCGTCTCAAGGAATTGACTGAATCTCTTGCTGACACTAAACGGCCGGCATAGTCTGCATCCATTAAGTTCGGATCAGTCAGAAGGGCAGCTAGGGGCACCAGTTGCAGTGGTCGGCGACAAAGCTAAGGACGGTTATGAAAGTGGGTCTTTTTTTAAATGCGGGCGTCTGTCTGGCGGTGCTGACTTTGTCTGCATCTGCATCCGCGGCTACCTGTGACAGTATCCTGGCGGCCCTCAAGCAAGAACGTTACCTGACCCAAGTCAGGCAAACCGAAGGCAATGGCACCACTGAGTATCGGGACGGGCCGAACATTACCCTGTCAGTTAGCTGTGGTGTCGGAAAACCTAACCTCGCGATCACTTGGGATGGTCCTGAACCTGATTCGCAGTATTACGACCTGGTCGGTCGGGCTGGGAGTCTAGTTTCCTCTCGGTCTGCCGCTGGTATCGTCAAAGCGTCGAAGCAATGCCGTAGTAAGGCCCTCAAGGACGATGGGGAAATTGCAACGATCGAGGAAGACGATCTCGCACTTGAATGTCAGGCATTCGTTCGTGACGGTGGCAGCACGACTATTTCCGTGTTTGCCGAATAACGCAGTTATCTAAGATGCGGACTCGCCTTTTGCGGGTTTTTTTGATTCCTCTTTCGCTGCCTGCAGCCGCTTCCACTCCCGATCAACCGCACGTTTTGCGGTGTGCTTGTTGGCGTAAAGCCACAGCAGGCGCTTGGGTTTCGTCTGGTCACCGGCCGTCCTGGTCTTCTCTTTCCCGGTTTTCTCGTCGCGGTAGTACGCGATGATTCCTGTGTAGTTCTGCTGGTTTTCTTCGGCCAAGCCTTCGACTGTGTCCTCTGGCAGTTTGCTTTCCAGGTCCAGGCTTACGGTGTAGCCATTGTCAGCGCTGAGGGTGTGCTGCACGTTGCCGCCGTACCAGATGATTTCGTCAATTTCGGCCTTCACGCCCTGGAGGGTGTAGGTGAGTTCGGGTATCAGATCTGGCCTGCCTCGGGCCAGGGTGTAGCTGAGTGTTGCGCTCCCACGTTGTAGTCGATTGAGCTCGGCGCGCGCAGCACGTAGCGCGGACTGCCTGTCGCTGTAGGTGTGACGGAGATCCTTGAGGTTTTCACCTCCGCCGGCAATGGCTTCCTGTTTTTTCGCGCTGTTCACGTCGTAGAAGTACGCCCGAACCCCGTCATAGCTGTCACGTTCGGCTTGCAGATAGCGGTGTGAGTCGCCGTCGGAGCGAGTCAGCGTGATGTGTGGCAGATCCAGACCGCTGGCTGTCTTGCCTCCACCCGCTGGAATGCACAGGAGGCAGCCGGCCTTGACGCTGATCACCGCGTCGAAGTCTTCACCCAGGCGGCTGATCAAGTTGGCGTCCGATTCGTTGGCTTGAGTCAGGTGAGGGATTGGGAGTCCATCGAGTGCGCCGGCGATAGTCGCTGTAAGGCCGTTACCTACGGCGATATCGCCGAGGATATCCCCCAGGGTTTTGTTGTTCCAGCTGCGCTCGCGCTTGGTCTTCAACCCTTTGCGCAGGTCTGCTGATCGAGCACGGATACTCAGTACATCCGGGGCGCCGCTGTGTTCGGTCTCGTCGACTGTGTAGGTACCTTTGTCGACCAGGCCTGTGTCGCTCCAGCCAAGCCAGAGGCGCACCACTGCGCCTTTTGGGGGGATCGCTAATAGCCCGTCGTGATCGCTGAGGGTGATGCTGAGTTGATCGGCTTCGATTCCCCGGTTATCGGTCAGGTCCAGGCTCAACAGTCGAGGACTGATCAACTGGGCAATATCATTGCCGTTCACGGTCATGCGAAACGCAGGAACGGCATAGATCGCGTCGCGCTGGTACTGCTCGGTGGTATCTCGAAGGTAAGCCGTTACGCGGGCAATCGCTGCATCGATCATAGGAGGGCTCGGAGAATATTGATGCCCGCGCTGGCAGCGGCGCCCAACAGGTCGATCCGGTCATCGTCGATACGCTTGAGCGTGAGGCTGAACTCAATTCGCCGCGGTGTACCGTCGCTGAAGAAGATGGTCTTGGTTTCACTCAGACTTTCAATGATCCAGAGGCCGTAGATTCGTCCGCTGCCCTCAATCACCGGCCATGCTTTACCCGTGTTTGCCATGTGCCTTAGTGCGTCGAGGCTGAGCACTGTGCCAGCCAGCTCAGGAAGCAGTATCCCCGGTAGGGTGATGGTGTCTTCTCCGCGTCCGAGGAATTGCCGGGCGGGTGGTGCGCCGAAACGATTGTTGCTGGCGTGACGCCAGTCGGTCTGGCGTTGCAGCTCCTGGTAGGCCAGCGTGTGCAGGCTGAAAACGAACATGCCAAGGGCAAGCATCATGGCCAGTTACTCCAGGTCGGATAGTTTGCTGCGCTGGCGGGCGTTCTTTTCACTCTGGATCCGAGCCATCTCCGCGCGCACAGCTTTGGCTACCGCCTGCGAGTCCAAACCAGGGCCGGTAGGAATATTGATGACGTATTGGTCGTGGCTATCGTAAATCACGGGTGCGCTGCCGCTGATCGGGCCTCTGCTATCCACGGTCAGAGCAGAGGTTGATGTTGAGCCCCGGGCTAGGCCCCCGGCAGCGGTGAGTTGTTTTGCCGTGCTGGTCATCGCGCTGATCGGCCCTTTTGCACCACCTTCCAGGCCCAGTGTCAGGCCCGCCATAGTGAACCCCCCAAGTTCGGCAAAAACTCGGGAGGGGCTATGGATGTCCAGCTTTTCCTTGAACCAGTTGATGGTGGAATCGCCGATCGAGGTGATGGCGGTTTTGATTTGCCCCATGCCGGCATAAAGCCCGTTCACCAGGCCGTTGATGATCATGCTGCCGAACTCGGTAAATCGAGTGGGCAAGTCGAGCCCCAGGTAGTTCAACACCTCGGCGAAGGCTCGATAGAGGATGCCGATGGGGGTGAAGTTGGTCAGCACAGTAACGATGCCGCCGATCCCGCCTGAGAACCCCGCTTTGATCTCGTTCCACAGGCCAATGACATACAGCTTTACTGCATCCCAATTTTTGTAGATCAGGTACGCGGCTCCGGCCAGAGCAACCACTACAGCAGCAATGGCTAATGCTATTGGGTTGGCAGCGAGCCCCCACAGTGCGATACCGACAGTGCGTACCGCTGTCACCAGTACGCCACCCATCAGGCTGGCGAGCACTCTTATACCTTGACCCAGCATCGGTAGGGCGTTACGAGCGAGCCCGGCCAGCGTTGGAAAAAGTCGTTGAATGACGCCTCCGGTACCAGCAGCCTTGAGCCCGAACAAACCCAGGCCGTAATTGATGACTGCAAAGGGGCCGATCAGGCTGGCCAATGTCAGAGCCAGCGCCCCGAAGGTCGCCGCCAGCACTCCGACTACCATCAGGGTTTTCATCATGGCGGACGCTGCAGCCGGATTTTCCTTCATCCAGGCAGTGATTTCCTTTATCGCTTTGGTGATGGTTTTCAGTGCCGCGACATAGGTTGGCAGAATCGCGGCGCTCATTTCTCTGTAAGCGTTTGTCCGCTGTGCCAGCAGCTCCAGTTCCTGACCTTGGGTGCTATCTAGGCCTTTTGCATACAGCTGATCAATGCCGTCCGCGCCGGCGTTTAGTTTGGCGTTTTTATGTATCTGCTCACGCTGCAGATACATCTGGGCGAACAGGTTCGAGGCTGTGCGGTTGGAGAAGATGCTGCCGATGGTGTCCAGCACCTGGCTTTTCTCGGTGATGCCTTTGGCTTTCAGCTGTGGCAGCAGCACTTTTTCCAGCCACTCGAACTGGTTCTCCCGGAAAATCTTGCTGCCCTTGATCGCGCCGACATCGAGAAAGGCAATCTGACCGGCTTTGTCGTGTTTGACCTTCTTCGGATCTACCAGCCCCAGTTTCTCCAGGTTGTTGGCCGCCCGCTTGGTGGTGCGCCCCTGGTAGATGTTGGAGTAGGCGCTCATCATCGCTGTACCGACACGGTGTCCGCCCATCTCCTGTACGAGCGGTTCCAGTTGGTAATAAAACGCATCGTCTTTGATGCCTTTGGCCGCTACACCACCGGTCTTGATCACGTTCAGCCATTCGTTCGGGCCGACGCGGCCACCGGTGGCTGTGAGCACACGTTGCACGATATCGGCCTGATTGATGAAGGCTTCCTTGCTGGCGAGTCCACCGCGCAGCTCAATCACCTTGAGCATGTCCATGAACTTGCGTTCGTTGTCGGATCCTTGTTCCTCGCCGTACATGGCGTGGTTGGCGAACTTCATTTTCGCCAGGGTCGGGGCAACCATCTCGGCTTCATGTTCATCCGCGAACACGGTCATGGCATCCCGAACCAGGGTCAGGTTCTCGGTCACGCTGGTGCCGTAGGTTTTCATCTCCTTGGCAAACTGGATTGCCTTGCTGGTGTCTTCTTTGCCAAGCCCCAAAGCCGCGACGCGCTGTTCCTCCAGCGCGAAGTATTTGCCCTCTTGCAAGGGGGCATACAGACCACGACCTACCCCATAGCTGACACCGATGCCTGTTGCGCCGCTCATTGCGGCGTCGCCGGAAAACTGTTTGCGGCGGTCATAGGCCTGTTTGAGTGCGGCCCGTGATTTGGCGGTGTGTGCTTGCTGTGCGCTGAGAAGTCGAAGACGCCGAGTCTGGTCGTTGATGGTGGTGTTGGTGGCGCCAATTTGCTCGCGCAGTTGGCGCTCGTGGCTACTGAGGTTCTTGGTGCTGATCCCGGCACTGTGGAGCTTCGAGCGCAGCCCCTGCAGCTGTACTCCTTGTTGCTGATGCTCTTGCTTGAGCCGCTGGGCTTCGCGCACGGCTGCACGAAAGTCCCGGGTCATGGCTTTGGTCGGAACGCCGGTGGACGCAAACTGTTGGCTCAGGGCCTTGACCCGTTCCCGGGCGGCATCGAGAGACTGCTTGGTCTGATCGGCGGCGGTGCGTTGGGCGCGCCAGGCGCTGACATCTTTCTGTTGGGTGTTGAGCTCCTTCAGGCGATCGCGCGCGGTCTTGAGCGCGCGTGCGCTCTCCAAGCCGCCCGCGCTAATCTTCTTCAGAGGCCCGCTGGCCTTGTCGATGGCGTTGAGCAAAACCCGCAGTTTCAAATCATTCGACATCGGCGGAGCTCCTTACCCTGGCGCGCTCGCGCCAGTCCATCAGTTCTTGCAGGCCCAACTGGTCCATGTCAGCTGGCGCCCAGTGAAAAACCACAGCCAGATCGGCCATGGCGTCTTCTACGCAATGAGGGATGCTTCCTTCTTCACCGACTTCTGCAACAAAAAATCGGTGATCTTGCTGCCGCACGCCAACAGGTCGGCAGGGTCCATTGCCGCGGCTTCAGGGGCGGTGATACTGGGGGTACTGATGCGTGGAATGACCTTGATCAGGCTGGCGACATCCATGTTCAGCAGTTCGATCAACTGCACACCGCGAAGCTCGCCGGACTGAGGTTTGCGTAGGCTGATCTGGGTAATCTCGGTTTTGCCGCGCTTGATCGGGCTGTCGAGGGTTACGCTGTTTTCGTCGGCGGTGATTGGGGTTTCGAGGGTTTCTTCGGTGTTCATGATGTACTCCAAGTGAAGATGTTAATTTGCTCGGTGATCAAGAGTTGAGCAGGTCAAATGCCCAGGGCTTGGCGCTGTTTTTCCAGCATGTCGACGCCGTTGACCTTCTCGATGAAGTTCAACAGGTCGATTTCGACGATCTCTTCGTTGTCCACGGTGAGCTTGTAGTAGCTGCAGGTAGTTTTGATGCTGTGCTCGGTGTCTTCACCGGGCTTGGCGTCGCCCATTTCGATGGACTCGTGACGGCCACGCACCACGACCTCGACGGTGCTGACTTCGCCGGTGTCGTCCTGCTGAAAGGCGCCGGAGAAGCGCAGCATGATCCCGGAGGCATTCACCGAGCCGAACTGGCGCAGGGCGATCAGGTCCAGGCCGCCGGTTTTCCATTCGAACTGGATGCCGTCATCGGAGAAGCCCAGGTCTGCCTTGACCGAGCCGTTCATGCCACCGCCCCGGTAGGACTCCATCTTGCGGCCGAGGGGCGGCAGGGTGACCGACTTGACCACGCCCAGGTAGCTGTTGCCGTCGTTGAACAGGTTGAGGTTTTTCAGTTTGCGAGGCATGGCCATGGCGGTGTTCTCCGGTGTCTTGGCACGAGGTGACTCCCTTCGCGGGGGAGCCCCTGGTTAGCTATTGATCTTGCTGGCGAATTCCATGAGGTAGCGGTCGGTGATCCGCTGCCGCAGGGTGAGGTCTTCCAGCGGTGGTACCGGCGTGTAGTCGTAGTCAAGGAACAGCTTGCCGGCCTTGAGGGTGTCCTTGTCGTTGGCGTCTTCCTGGTACCAGCAACTGCCGCCAATCAGGTAGCCGGCCGTGGCCATCTCGCGGAACTTGGCGTTGACCCCGTTGATGATGTCCTTGACCAGGGATGGGGTCATTGGTCTGTCCACGGCCCACATGTGCGCCTCGGCCATTGTGTCGGCGAGGATCTGCGCGGTACGGGTGTAGTTCTCGAACGCGAACTGCGGATCGTCGGTGCAAGTGCGACTGCCCCAAAAGCGGAAGCCTCCCTCATTGATCAACGTGGTGATCTCGTTCGAGTTCAGGTAGTTGGCATCAGTGGCGGGGTTTTGCAGGTCCCAGAACACGTCGGCGCTGATGCCAGTAACGCCGCTGACCGGAACGTTGGACAGGGTTTTATGCCAGCCGGTCTCCTGGTCGATCTTCGCGCGCAGGCCCAGGGCACGGGCCACGGCCGAGGCGGTGACGGTCTTGTTCTCCACGGTGTCGAAGTTCAGGAACTCCGGCCAGATCACCATCATTTCCCGGGCGCCGAAGTTCTCGCGGTAGGCGACCACTTCTTCCTTGGTCTTGCAGTTCCAGGCGCTGACGTAGGCGAAGCCGCGTAGGTCTTTGGCGATGGCGCCCAGGGCGGTGGCCACCGGCAGGCTGTCGAGGCCTGGCACGCCGAGGATGCGCGGCACCATTCCGACGCGGGCCTTGGCCGCGAGCAGGGCCTTCATGCCGGTGTACTTGCCCTCGGCGGTGGTAGTGCCGATTAGCGCACTGGTGGTGGCGGCTTCATCTGCGCCTTCCTTGACCCGCACCACGATGGTGTAGGGCTTGGTCTGGTCGGCGATGGCCTGGAGCGAGGCACGGAGTGTGCCCTTGGTACCGGCCTTGCCCACGGCAGCCTGCACGTTGGTCAACAGGACCGGGGTGTCGAGCGGGAAGGTGGTGGCGTCGGCGTCGTCGGCAGTGCAGACCAGGCCGATAACAGCGGTTGGGATGGTGCGAATGGGGCGGGTGCCGTCGTTGAGTTCGAGGACCCGCACGCCGTGAAGATAATCGGCCATGGGTTTTGCCTGCGCAGTAATGGGGTGACAGTGCACAGGCTGCCGCGCGCGCGTCGGATCAGCGAGCGCGCAGGCTTGTAGGGGAGGGGGTTACAGGTGCCCGGGTAGCCAGATGGGCGCCGGCGGCCGGTGTTCAATGAGCGGGAATTCGCCGGACTCAGGCCACCCTCGCAGCGCTCGGCGATAGGCCTGGAGCTGGCTGTACTGCTCAGACGTCAGGGTTGTGGCCGCGCCGTCCTCCAGCTCGTCGCGATGCCGCGTCACGACGCCATCGGTCTTGGTTAACTGATCGTCCCGCCACTGCCGCTCCTGCCCCATAAGCTCCTCAGGGGTCGCTGGCGGGGGATCAGCAAGCACGGGCAGCCCTTTTTTTAC